GCTTCCAAATGCAAGAGGATGGTAGTGCTATCCTTGAAGCTACTATGGTTGAGGAAATAGATACAGATTTTGATAGCAACCTAGCTGAAGTTTTAGATCCTCAAGATTTAAGAAATATTGCCAACGAACTAATCGCTGGTATAGAAAAAGATAAAGCTTCAAGAGAAGACTGGGAAAAAACATATAAAGACGGTTTAGAGTATTTAGGTATGCGCTTTGATGAAGAAAGATCAGAGCCTTTTGCTGGTGCTAGTGGTGTGATCCACCCCTTGTTAGGAGAAGCTGTTACAACCTTCCAAGCACAAGCTTATAAAGAATTATTACCTGCGGGTGGTCCTGTAAAGACACAAGTTATAGGTGCATACGATTCACTAGCTGAAGAACAAGCCCAAAGGGTAAAAGAGTTCATGAACTATCAAATTACTCATGTTATGGAGGAGTTTGATGAAGAATTAGATCAAATGCTTTTTTATCTTCCCTTGGCAGGATCTGCATTTAAAAAGGTTTATTATGATGAAGGTCTTGGTAGGGCCGTATCAAAGTTTGTAGCACCTGAAGATCTTATAGTTCCCTACTACACTACCGATCTTGAAACATGTAACAGAATTACAAATGTTATTAAGATTTCAGAAAATGAAGTTAGAAAGCTTCAGTCTGTAGGATTTTACAAAAAGGTAGATATAAGTAGTGGTGATAGTGCTGATGAGTATAGCGGCGTAAAAGAAGAAATAGACAAGCTATCTGGTATGGAGCCTTCATATGATGATGGCGAAGTGTCTCTATTATACGAAGTACATTGTAATCTAGAGCTAGACGGTTTTGAGGATATAGACGATGAAGGTCAACCAACAGGTGTAAAATTACCGTATATAGTTACTATTGATGCTAATTCAAACGATATACTTTCTGTTAGAAGAAACTACAGAGAAGATGATCCTCTTAAAAATAAAATAGAGTATTTTGTTCACTTTAAGTTTTTGCCTGGTCTAGGGTTTTATGGCTTTGGTCTAACTCACATGATTGGCGGTTTATCTAAAGCATCAACTTCAATAATGCGTCAGCTGATTGATGCAGGAACTTTGGCTAACTTGCCTGCTGGTTTTAAAACTAGAGGTATAAGAATTAGGGATGAAGATACGCCCATACAACCAGGTGAGTTTAGAGACGTAGACGCTCCAGGTGGATCTCTACGTGATTCAATACAACCGTTACCTTTCAAAGAGCCTAGTGGCACCTTACTGCAACTGTTGAATATATTGGTGAACTCAGGACAAAAGTTTGCATCTATTGCTGAAATAAATACAGGGCAAGGTAATCCAAACGCACCTGTAGGTACAACACTAGCATTACTAGAAAGATCTACTAAGGTATTGTCTGCAATACATAAACGTTTACATAACTCACAAAAGAAAGAATTTAAAATACTTTCTAATGTTTTCCAAGAGTATTTACCACAGGAATATCCATACGCTGTGGCAAACAACGAAACAACCATCAAACTATCTGACTTTGATGAAAAGGTAGATATATTCCCCATATCCAATCCTGACATATTCAGTCAATCTCAAAGGATTGCTATGGCACAAGAGATGATGCAGTTGGTTCAATCTAATCCTCAAGTGCATGGACCTAACGGTACATATGAAGCTTACAAAAGAATGTATGCGGCTATAGGTGTTGATAACGTAGAGCAAATACTTACACCTCCACCTCCTACAGATCCTCTACCTTTAGAGGCTGGGTTTGAAAACAATCAATTGTTACTAGGTCAACAAGCTCAAGCATTCCCGCAACAAAATCATGATGCACATATTGCAATACACATGTCTTTGTTGAATACACCTCCGGTGCAAATGAATGCACAAGTACAAGCTTTGATTCATTCACATATCATGCAACATCTACAGATGAAGGCTGATATTCTTGGTGAGCAACAAATGCCACCAGAAGTTATGCAACAGTTCCAACAACTACAACAACAAGCTCAACAGGCATCTCCACAAGAGGCACAAAACTTATCCTTGCAGGCAGGAGATCTATTGGCACAATTCTCATCACCTATACTTGCTGAACTATTAGCTGAATACAATCAGAAGGTTTCAGCACCACAAGATGAAGATCCATTAGTAGCTATCAGAAAACAAGAACTTGCTTTGAAAGGTCAAGAGCTATCTATAGAACAACAACAGTTCTTAGCGGCTGAACAAAGAAAAGCTCAAGAAGCTCAACAAAGGATTAATGTTGATAGAGAAAGGATAGATACTCAAGAAGATATTGCAGAGCTTAGAGATGATACGGCTAGGGCTAGGTTGGAACAACAAAGAGCCTTCAAGCTTATGGAACAAGCTAACAAACAACAGTAGTGCCTAAGACTTTTGACGTTCAAAGAATACAGGGTGTTAAGAAAAAAACATCTATAGGCAATAGCGCGTTGAGCAGAGGTGCAGGTACCAACAAAAGAAAAACTAAAAAGAAGTACCGAGGGCAAGGTAAATAAAAACTTGCAAATAATTTATTTGTCCTTAATAATTGCTGACATGATTAAAAGAACTGATATTAACCAACAAAAAACTCCTACTGTAATGAAGAATAAAAATCCTTACAGTAACAAAGGTTCTGTTTCTCTTAAAACAGACGCAGGTACTTTTGATGCCAATACAACACCTAAACCTGGAATGGGTAAAGGTAAAGCACGAGGAATGGGTGCTGCTGAATTTGGTGGTAAGTTTTCTGGTGTTTATTAGGTGTCAGTAGTTTGGATAAGCCAAAAGTTTCTAAAAGAGATTGAGGCCCAAAAGGAAAGCGTAAAAGACACAATCTTGGCTGGCACCAAAGATTTTGCGCAATATCAGTATCTGTGTGGACGCTACAGTTCTCTGGTTGACACAGAAAATACATATAGAGAACTGCTAGGAAAAATACAAGAAGATGTCGAAGATACACGTACCTGAACATGTTGCCAAGGCAATAGAAGAAGAGAACGCACAAGAACCAGAAACTCCAGAAACAGAAGAAACTCAACAAGAAGAAATACTACCCTACGTAGAACAGTCGGCTAGAGTTTTAGATCCAACCCTTTTAGACAAATCAATTTTAGAAAGAATGCCTCAACCTACGGGTTGGAGGATACTTATTCTTCCTTACAAAGGAAAAGCAGTAACTGATGGTGGAATACACCTAGTACAATCACAAGTTGATAGAGAATCTCTAGCAACCGTTGTGGGGTACGTAGTTAAAATGGGTCCTGATTGCTATAAAGACTCCAGTAAATTTACTGAGGCTTGGTGTCAGGAGAAACAATGGGTATTAATCGGTAGATATGCTGGCGCTCGTTTCAAACTCGGAGATGAATCTGAATGCAGAATCATTAATGATGATGAAGTTATCGCTACCATATTAGATCCCGATGATATTCTTGCAGTATAAGGAGTAAAAATGAACGAAGAAGCAAAGCAAGAAGAGCTAGTAGAAGAAGGGGAGGTTGTAGAAGTAGATCTTCCTGAAGAAAAACCTAGCGGTAAGATAGCTGATCTTGCTACACCAGAAGAAACCGATCAAGAAGCAGAAAAAGCTATTGAAGATGTTTCGGAGGAACCACAACAAAAGTCTGAAGATGAATTAGAAGACTATTCAGAAAAAGTTAAGAAAAGGATTGGTACCCTTACTCGCAAGCTAAGAGAGGCCGAAAGAGGTCAAGAGTCTGCTTATGAGTATGCAAAAAGAATTGCAGAAGAAAACCAAGTTCTAAAAAGTAGATC